TGCTGCAACGTCTCGATGTCCAGGTAGAGCACTGGGTCCTCCCACGGGCTCGACCCGGTCGCCATGACGCGTACCGGGTGAGAGTGGGGAGCGACGACCCCTAGAATGGAGCGTCGGGGTCCAGTTCGGCGGGGGCCGCGGGCGCGGCCTTGGCAGCCGCGGGGCGCGGCTTGGGGGTGGGGGTGGGTGCTGCCGCGGGCTCGTCGGCCTCGGGCAGGGGGCAGATGCCGCGCTCGTCGAGCACGTTGACGGGCTCGCAGTCGGCCGCGTGCTTCCACACGTCGTCGCCGATGGTCCCGGGGCGGGCGCTGACCTTGTACTTCGTGTTCTTGATGCCGGTTCCTTCGCGGCTGATGGACACGCCGATCCGTTCGCCGTACTTGTCGAGGAGCTTCCCGAGGTCCGCGAAGGTGCCCGCCGAGAGCTTCAGGATCCGGTTCGTGCGGCTGTCCAAGTCGTAGATCCCGATCACGATCTTGACGCTCTCGGTCGCGCCCTTCGTCGCGGCGTCCACGGACTTCCCGTCGAGCCAGAACGAGCGCTCCTCACCGATGTTGTCGGCGTCCGGGACGACGAAGTCGATCGTCGTGCCGTCCTCGAACTTCACGTACTTGCCGCCCGAACCCGCCGCCGCCTTCGCTGCCTTCGCCCTGTCGTTCCACTTGCCCATCACTGCACCTGCTCTGCACGTTGTTGATGCGCGGAAACCGCCGCGCCGGACTCTACAGTCTACCTCAGGAAAGCACCACGTCGCGCAGGAGCAGCGCGTGAGCGAGGGCCTTCGCCTCCGTGCCGTGCTCTGACCACGCGGTCGCCCACCCCATCGACGTTCTCCAGGCGACTGCGAGACGGCGTGCCACCCAGCACGGCGGCTGGCGGCCGGCCACACGCTTCCACCCCAGCGCCTCCGCGCGCTCGCGGGGGGTCGGGGCAGCACAGCGCGAACACGGCACCCCGGCCGCGTACCCGTGGGCGCACTCGTCGGGCCCACCTGCTCGCTCCCACGGCACGTCACCCACGAGAACCTCCAGAGGCCAGCACCCAGCCGTCGGCCAGGAGCGCGGCGTCGGCGTCGGCCTGGGCTTCGGCGCGGGTGTCGAACGACCGCCCGAGGTTCAGCCCGGCCAGCCACCATCCGGTGCCGTTCCTGCCCAGGTAGGCGCGGACGTACTCGCTGGCGGTACCCCAGCGCGTCACCGGGGAAATGTCGTCCTCCGGCACGTCCCACGAGCCCAGCGCGTGGCAGGCTCGCGCTGCCCCCACCGCCTCATCCGGCCGCGCCCGCAGCAGCGCCACGAGCAGCGCCCGCGCCTCGTCGGCGGGGAGCGCCACGACGTGGGCCACGAGGTCGGCGGGGGTAGGGGTGTCCATTCCGCAGGGGCCAACGGTCATCAGCGTTGGGTTCACAGCAGCCTCCGGGCGAGGGCGAGGGTCTCAGCGGCGGTCATGGTGGCGCCGGACGCGTACAGGTACACGGCGGCGTCGAGCAGTTCCTCGAGGGCCTCTTGGCGGAAGTCCTGCCCGTTGTCGTACCGCAGGGGGTGGCCGTAGCGCGCGATCCCGAGGTCGCGGCGAGCCATGCACGCCGTGTGCAGCGGCTCGTTCTCGTGGACGCCCCACGCGATCAGGTCGCTCCACGCATCCCCGTACCCTTCCCTCGGCGTCACCGGCGCATCCAGGTACGCCCGCGCGGCCTGCAGGGTCGCGGTGGAGTCGGGGTTGGCCACGAGGGCGGCGATGATCTGGCGGGGGGTCATTCGTGCTCCGAAGAGGAATGGAGGCGGGCGGGGTTTCGAGCCCCTTTAATCTGCAGAACCCGCCGTAAAGGCGTGGCGCCGTCGTCCGGCGTGATCGAACCGTACACCGATTCCGTTTCACGCGGCAAGCCAGTTGCAAAAAAATCCTGCACGCAGTACAACGGGTGGCAGGAGGCAGCATGGCAGAGACGACGACGGACGTGCACCTCGGGCTTCGGGTCCCGAGGGAGCTCCACGAGACCATCAAGCGGATCGCCGACCGTGAGCAGCGGTCGGTGAGCGGGCAGGTTCGGGTGTGGCTCGATGCGGCGGTGGCTGCCGAGAGCAAGCGGGTGACCGAGTGAGCGGCGACAAAAACCGCGGTGGCGGCTGTCTCGCCGTCCTGGTGTGGGGCCTGCTGGGCGCGGCGCTGGCCTTCGGGCTCGGCGCCACCGTCGAGCACGCGGCCCTCTGGGGCGTCGCTGCGGCGGTCGGGTGCCCGGTGTCGATCCTGGTGGCAGTGGTGATCCCCATCGCGCTGCTGCGGGGTGGCCGGTGAGCCTCCGCAGCCCGTGGAAGGTGGACAACGCGCGCGCCGTTGGCGTGGTGTCGCAGGCCCGGGTAGAGCAGGCGGTGCGTGCGATGGGCGCGGCGCTCGACCGCGCTCGGCTCGCTGAGGATCGCGAAGCGCTGATGGCCAGGCGCGTCCTCGAGCTGGGCGCCGAGGTCGAGGCGCTCACCCGGCGGGTGCAGGCGCTCGAGCGCGCCGAGGGCAGGGCCGAGCACTGGTCGCGGCAGGCCGACAGGCTCGCCGGGCTCGTGTTGCGGGGTCAGGGATGAGCCGCGCCGTCATCGGCATCGACCCCGGAGCTCGGGGGGCCGTCGTCCTGCTCACGGACGCCCACGCGTCGGGGTTCGTGTTGCCCACGAGCACGGCGGGGCTCGATGGGCGGCAGCTCGTGGTGGAGCTGATGGAGCTGACGTACGGGATCAAGCACGACATGGTGCCGCTCCCGCTCGTCATCGTCGAGCGCGCGCAGTCGTTCCCCGGGCAGGGCATCGCGAGCGCCTTCAAGTACGGGCGGGACTACGGGAAGATCTTGGGCATCCTTGATGCGTTGGGGTGGCCGTACGAAACGGTCCCTCCGGCGCAGTGGCACCGGCAGATCGTCGGCGGTGACCCCTCCGAGGGCAAGGCGCGCGCGGCCGCGGTGGTCGCCGCCCGGCTGCCTGACCTCGAGCTCCGCCCGGGGCGGTGTCGGGTGCCTCACGATGGGATCGTGGACGCGGCGTGTCTCGCGCTGTGGGGGAGGGGGCGTGGATAACAACCAGTTCTCAGACCTGCCTTTTCGGCCGATGAACCCGAAAGCATACCAGGAGGCGCTCAAGATCACCGCGAAGCACTGGGCTGACGTGGTCGCGCTCCGGACCCGGTGGAGCCCGGCGGACGGGAACATCTACGACGTGATCGAGCGCATGGACCGCGCCGGTGCTGTCGCGATCCGCATGCTCGCGATCGAGGTGGTGCGGTGACCCTCCCCCTCACCTACGCGAAGGTGCCGCAGCACGCGGGGATCGACCTCCGCTGCTGCTCCTGCACCGAGGTCGACTGGGCGGGCCTGTACGCCGACCTCGTGATCGCGGATCCACCGTGGATGTACAGCCAGAAGCCCGGCGAGGGCGTGCACCCCGAGGAGCACTACGCGTGCCTCACGATCGAGGACATCGCCGCACACATGGCAGAGGCATCCAAGGCCGCGCCGCTCATGGCGCTGTGGCTGACGTGGCCGCTCCTCGGGGAGTGGTTGGCGGCGTGGAAGAAGGCGCCCACGACGGGCGGCGCGTGGACGAAGAGCGGGCCGGGCGACACCGGGCACTTCGGGCCCGGGTACTGGTGGGCGGGGTGCTCCGAGCCCGTGCTGTTGTACTCGTGGGGCGGTGGGGCGCGTGACCTCGACGAGCCGTTGCGCAACGCCTGGATCGAGGCGCCGGGGGTGCACTCCCGCAAGCCCGCCGCGTGGATGGCGCAGTGGATCCGCCGGTGGGTGCCACCGGGTGGGCTCGTGGCCGACCCCTACGCGGGTCTGGGCTCGGTCGCGGAGGCCGTGCTGCTGGCGGGCGAGGGGCGTAGGTACCTCGGCACCGAGATCGACCCCGGGCGTCATGCCGACGCGCTGGGGCTGTTGGCGCAGGTTCGTGGGGGTGGGAAGTGAACGCAGACAGGCTTGCGGAGATCCTGGCGGGAGTGATGAACGGCGTACCCGCCGCAGCGGGTCTCGGGTTCGTCCTCCTCATCGTCGACGACCGCGCGGCGGAGGTCGAGATCGCCTACCGCTCCGACCTCGACGACGACGAGGCGGCGGAGGTGTTGGAGAGGACGATCGGGATGCTGAGGGGTGAGGGGACGCAAACGGGTGAGGAGGTGGCGTAATGGGGAAGGTGTACGAGTGGAAGATGGTGCCGGTCCCCGAGATGCGGGCGGCCAGCGCGGACGGCTGGGAGTACGTGAGCGGGCCTGTGGTGGTCGAGATGGACACGGCGCTGGTGGGCAGTCCGCCAACGGAGATGAAAGCGAGAGCCACCACCGCCGCCTGCCTGATGCGCCGTGAGGTGGTGGGATGAGACATCCCCCCTACGTGCTGATCCCGCCGGAGGATGACCTCGAGCACGACTACTACCCGATCGCGTCGGAGCCGCATCGGTACCTCGCGGCGGCGATCTCGGACCTCTCCGAGAACTACTACTGCGCGGGCTGGCTCATCGACTGCGAATGGGTCCTGCTCGACATGCTCGAGGGCCGCATCGGTCGGTCGTGGGGGCTCGGCGAGGTCACCGACGCTGAGATCGAGAACCTCCGCAGCATCCGCGCCGCCTGCAACGGCGGGTGGGTCGCGATGGGGCCCTACCCGATCGACGTGGTCCCCATCAACGCCGACGAGATCGAAGAGACCCGCGCGCACTGGGGTGGCCGTTGACCCGCCGCCAGTACCGCCAGGTGTCGCAGGTAGAGCCATCCCCCGCGCTCGACGCGTGGCAGGCGCGGCTGCCGCCGTTGCGGGCGGGAATGGGGGCGCTCGACGCCACCAAGCGGGTCGGGGTGCTGTGGTGCGGGCATCCCGAGGGGGAGGCGGTGGAGGAGAGAGGGGTGTGGGTGTGTGGGGCGTGCTCGCGCCAGTAGGTACAGAAAACGAACGCACTCCGGGCCCACCCTTCGAGGTGGGCCCTTTGCGTTCGGGATGTGTCCGCGGGCGTCCGTGGACGTTCGCGGGCGGGGGTGGTAGGGTGTGATCGTCGCCAGCGTTGGTACCGCTGACGGCGATCGCATGACTTCCGGCCTGGGCCGGGGCCCGGGTGAGCGGCGTACCAAGCTGCTCCCCGGGCCGAACATCGTTGGAGTCCGAGATGACCATCCATGAGCAACTCGACAAGGTGATCGATCGCATGCCCGACGAGTGGGCCGACCCCACGATCGAGGTCACGGACACCATGCGCTCGGCGCTGCTGATCTACCGGGCCACGTTCGGCGAGACCGCAGATGTCGATCCGACGGTCGTGTGGAACATCACCGCCAAGATCCTCGCTCGGCACGATGACCGGCCGGCCGCGAGCAAGGCGAAGCCGCGCCCCAAGGTCGGACGCACGTGACCCGCGAGGAGTGGGCCCGCGAGGCATTGCGCCGCGAGGCCGTCAAGGTGGAGAGCACGAGCCACGGCAGGCACACGCAGGTGTACGCCGCTGCTGCTGCGGTGGCCCCCTACGTGCGCGACGGGGTGGTGACCGCCGATGTGGTCGAGTCGGAGATCGTGGCGGCGGCGACGCGTGCGGGGCTGGACGCGGCGCGGCTGTCGGAGGCGCGTCGCACGGTACGGGATGGGCTCGCGAAGGCCGAGCCGGTGCCTGCCTGGTATCCGTCGAGCACGGGAGCGATGCACGGGCCGACGGTGGTCCCGTGGCGCGGGCGGATGTTGGTGACGGGCGGGGTTCGGGGGTCGGTGGTGTCCGACGTGATCCGCCGCACAATGGCGGGGCCTGCACCCGCGGCGCCGGGACTCCATCCGCTCCGAGCAGTGGTGTACCCCGAGCGGCTCATCACCGCGGGGACGCTCCAAACGTGGACGTGGGAGGATCTGGCGGCCATGCTCGCCGAGCCAGAGGACTGGCCCGGAGACAAGAACGCCCTGCCGTTGTGGACGGCTGCCGAGCTCGAGGACGACGACCGCGGCAAGCGTCCCGATGGCATCGACATCCACACGGGAGCCGAGCGGGAGCGCCCGCCCGTCTGCATCGCGGTGCACGCGCTCGTCCTCGACTACGACGACGATCCCGAGTGGTCCATCGCGCAGACGGGGAAGTGGTGGGCGGGGGTGTCGTGGCTCGCCCACACCAGCGCGAGCCACAACATCGCGAAGGGGGACGCGACCGGGCCTCGAGGGCGCGTGATCGTGCCCCTGTCGCGCGCCGTCACCGAGGAGGAACACATGGCCCTCGCTGCGTGGGTGCAGTCGGGGGCGTTCGGCAAGCCCGGCGCCAAGGAACTCAAGAACCCGCGGCGGGGGTACTACGTGCCCTCGCGGGCGCCGGGTGGGTACGAGTACGGCGCCGAGCTGTGTGGTCGCTCCCTCGACGTGGACGCGATCCTGAGGCTCACGGGCGAGGCGGAGGCCGCCGTGGACGACGGGCGGCAGCTCGCGCACCAGACGACCCCGGACGGGCGCCCGTACCTGGTGCGCGTGCCTGGATCGCAGGGGTGGTACCTCGCCACGGCGCGTGGCGGGTTCGCGATCGTCGATGACGTGGTCCTGAGGACTGAGCTGCGCCGGCACTGGCCCGAGCTCGAGCTCGACGAGGAGGACGAGAACGGGGTGATCAAGCCCCTCGGAGTCCAGGCCATCTACGCGAGGTACGGCACGCGGGCCCGGTCGCTGGTCTACACGTACGTCGGGCAGTCGCGGGTGACGTACCTCGCCGATCATGATGTGGAGCTGGTGCTGCGGGTCTGCGACCGCGAGCCTCCGCCGCCGGTGCGCCACGGGGACGTGCTCGAGTGGCTGCACGTCCTGTGCGGCGACCGGGTGGACACCGTGCTCGACTGGCTGGCGACGTGCACCGAGCTCTCCCAGCCCACCGCGGCGCTGGTGCTCATCGGCGAGGGCAGCAGCGGAAAGAGCATGCTGGCCACGGGCCTCGCCGCCTACTACGGGGCGGATGTCGCCGATTACGACGATGTGTTCAAGGGTCGGTTCAACGACGCGTTGCTGCGCTCCCCGGTCGTGTTCCTCGACGAGAACACGCAGACGGAGAGCCGATCCGCGGGGTTCCGCAAGCTCACCGCGAACCGGGTGCACGGCATCGAGGCCAAGGGCAAGCCGTCGTGCACGCTGCAGGGATGTCCGCGGCTCATCGTGGCGAGCAACGATCCCGACCCCCTGAGGCTCTCCCGGGAGGCCCTGACGCTCGCCAGCGAGCAGGCGATCGGGATGCGCGTCGTGTCGATCGACTGCTGCAAGGGCGCGCCCGCGTGGCTCGAGGAGAGGGGCGGCAACGCCTACACGGCCGACTGGGTCACGCGAGAGGGAGGGGCCGCGGGGAAGCTGGGCGAGCTCATCGCCTGGCTGCGCGACCACCGCACCGTCCGCAAGGGCTCGCGGTTCCTCGTGACGGGGTCGTCTACCGAGTGGGCGGCGCGCATCGGAACGCGTGAGGGGCTGCCTTCGACGATCCTCGACGCCATCGCCCGGTGGCTCGACGACGACAAGGCGCGCAGCGACCTGCAAAGGATGAGGGTGCAGCCCGTGATCACGGACCCCGCGATCCCAGGGAAGGCCCTCGTGAGCAACCGCGGGCTCCGCGACTCGTGGGAGGCGCTCATCGGCGACAGGCCGCCGACTCACCGCCAGGTGGCGGACGCTTTGCGCCGCCTGTCGGGCGAGGAGGACAGCTCCCGCCAGGTGACGCTGTACGACGGCACGCGGAGCCCCCGGGGGGCGCTGGTGCCTCTCACCCTGTTGGCCGACCGTCGGGAGAACACTTGACCGCCCGGCAGTTCTCAACTCGGGTTCTCGGGTTCGCTCGGGTTCTACTCGGGTTCCTACTCGGGTTAGTTGGTAGCTTGAACCTGCACTCCTCGGGTTACTCGGGTTCAAGCGTAATGGGCCTCCCCAAGATCTCTCTCTTCACTTCCTATGGTATTTTCTCTCTGAACCCGAGTAAAGAGAGAAAGAGTAGGTAGAAGCTACAAAGTAACCCGAGTAGAGATTTGAGCGAACCCGAGTAGAACCCGAGTAGAGACCCCGAACCCGAGTTGAGAGAGGCTCACATGGTGGTCCTGAGTCGAGACCGAGACTGCTGGCCGGATGAGGCGCTCCACCAGTGGCGCGAACGGCTCGCCATGCGCGGCGAGTACGGACCCGAGGCCGAGGCGTGGGCGGAGGAGTGCGTGCGGGCCGCGTGGGTTGCTCCGCTCGCGGCGCCTTGGGTGTGGCCCGAGGGCGAGGACTGGCTCGAGGCGTGGGCGGGGTACGTCCGCGCGATGCCGACACTTCCAGAGGAGGGATCCCCATGACGAGCACGAACGAAGAGACCTGCTCCCCCTGCGCCCTTCGGGGCGTCGCGCCGGTGATGGTGTGTGGGGATGACGACGCGTGCTGCGGGTGGCGTGACCTGCCTGTGTGGAGCCGGCTCGCGGGCCTGCATCACACGTGGGTCGACTTCCTCGTGGGCGGCGATTGCGCCGTCGTGCCCGCGCAAGGCGGCATGCAGTGGTGGCTCCAGTGACCCCCGCCGTGCTCCCGCGCTCGCGGCGGTACTGGTGCGAGGAGTCGACTCACCTGTGGGCGGAGAGGGCCGCTGTAGCCCTGGAGCAGTGGCAGGCCGAGCACGGGCGCGCCCCGAGCCCCGACGAGGTCAGAGAGGCCGAAGAGACGGCGGAGGGGTGGGTGAGGGAGGCGTGGCGCCAGCGGCACGGGTAGCGGGTACTGGGCGCCGTGTTACGGGTTGTTACGCTCGTGGATTTCAGTCTACCGACCGAAACCCTTTGACCTTGGTCGCTAAAACCATGGCCCAATCCGAAAGTGTTACGGCCGATATGCCTGCCATCCTGGCATGGATGGCGCAGGCCGGCCAGGGCGCCACCGCCGCAGCCGACCACTTCGGGCCCGGCCTCGACGACCTCGCCCGGCGCCGCTTCCGCACCCGGATCGCCGTCGCCGCGACCCGCGCCCGCGCCGCCGGCGCTCCCGAGGCCCCGCCGCTCGCCCCCCAAGCCCCCCGCGCCGCAGGCGACCTCGAGCCCGGTCGCGAGGAGCTCGCGACGCTGTCCGCGATCGAGTACCTCACGGCGGAGATCCGCGAGATCGACGGCGTGATCCGGACCCTGTACCGCGACGGCCGGCTGGACGCGGCGCATCGGTGGGTCGTCACCCGGCGCGACTGCCACGAGGCCCTACTCGCCGCCAAGGTCGCCGCCGCGGGGGCCGTCAGGATCGACCGATCGCCGGCGGCCATCGCCGCCGCCATCGCCCGCGACCAGCGCGTGATCGAGCTTGCAGCCGAGCAGGACCGGCGGAGACGTGCAGCAGAAGCGCAGCGCGCGAGGGACCTGTGACCCTCCCCCCCTCCGCCCTCTCGGACCTCGACCTCGAGCGCGAGCTCGCGGCAGCCCTCGCGGGGCGGTCGCTGCCCGCCGTCGTCGAGGACACGGCGCGGGCCCTCGAGGAGCGGGCGCGGATCCGTCACGAGCACCCGCTCGCGGCGCTGCAGCTCTGGGTCAACCCCGAGGCACCGTGGGACCAGCGGCGCCTCGTCGCTGCGCTGGTGTCTCCGTTGACGCTGGTGCTCGGAGGCAACCGCAGCGGCAAAACCTACGCTATCATGCAGGCTGCCATCGCCTTCGCCCTCGGCGCCGCACACCCGGCGGTCGCTGCCTGGCTGCGCGACAACGACCTCCCGCCCGACCTCATCCCCGACGGCCCCGGCCACGTCTGCCTCATCGCGCAGACGGGCCCGACATCGATCTCGCTGCACAGGAAGAAGCTGCTCGAGGACATGGTCCCGAGGGACGGCGTCCAGAGCTGGATGATCAACACCCCGCAGGAGGCGCGGCTGGAGATCGACGTGCCCGGGTACCGCGAGCGCGCGGTGATCTGGTTCAAGTCGGTAGACCAAGGACATCGCAAGTTCAAAGGCAGCGAATTCAGGTTCGCCGCCATCACCGAGGAGCCCGAGGGGGACGAGGGCCGGCTCGTGGTCGACGAACTCATGCGCGGCGCGTCCAGCGTCGGCGGGCGCGTGGTCCTCGACATGACGCCGCAGAACGGCATGACCTGGGTCTTCGACGACCTGTACACCGCACGGCGGTACGGCTGTCAGGTCGTCGAGCTAGACACGACGCACAACGTGCTCCTCCCCGACTACGAATCCGTCCAGCGCTGGCTCGCCTCGCTCACCGAGGACCAGCGCCGCGTGCGGCAGCTCGGGCAGTTCGTCGACCGTCGCGGCCGCATCTACACCGAGTGGACCCGCGGCGACGGCTCGCGCGAGGGGCCCGGCCATCTCGTGGCGCCGTTCACCATCCCGCCGGAGTGGCCGCGGTTCCGCGCCGCGGACTTCGGGCAGGTGGACCCCACCGCCGTCCTCTGGGCCGCCCTCGGCGACGACCGGACCCTGTACGTGTACCGCCAGTACTACGCCGCGGGGCTCGACTACCAGGAGCACGGGCGCTCCGTGCGCGCCCTGTCGGCGGGGGAGTCATACCGCGCGAGCGTGGGGGACCCATCCGCCTCAGGTCGCGGGGCGATGGAGGTGTGGCGCGTCTCTCCAGACGTTCAGCTCTACTTCGACCTGGGCGACCACGAAGTGGATGCCGGGATCTCGACCGTGCGCGATTGGATGTCCGTGCGCAACGGGAAGCCGCGGCTGCGCGTGTTCTCGGATTGCTCCGACCTCATCCGCGAGGTGGAGGGCTACCTGTGGGACCCGAAGACGAAACGCCCGATCAAGCGGCACGATCACATGCCCGACGCCTTGCGGTTCCTGGTGATGGCGGTGGACAGGTGGTTCCGCCTGTGATTGCGCGCGTGTATCCGATCTGATACGCTCGCCCGCATGTGGGCTCGCATCGTCTCGATCGCGTCGCAGTGGTTCCAGCCGACCAAGGCCCTGTCGGCGGGGCCCGACGGGATCGCGATCATCCTCTCGGGGGACGCGGGGCACACGTCCTCGAGCTACCCGGCCGAGTGGTCGATGTCCTCCCTCGCTCGCTTCCCGTGGGTGTGGACGTGTGTGCGCGCCATCGCCGACGACGCGGCCGCGCTGCCTCTCGTGGGCGTGGTCACCGACGCGCAGGGCAATCGCACGCTGGTCGACGATCCGGCCCTGCGCCTGCTCCGCAACCCGGGCGGGGGCCTCACGGAGAACCTGTTCCGTCGGCAGCTCTGGGTGGACTACCGGCTGACGGGCAACGCGTACGTGTGGCGCCCGTCCGAGGTCGAACTCATCCGCCTGCACCCCGGGCGGGTCAAGGTCGACACCGCGGGCCTGGCTCACACGATCGTTGGATACTGGGTCACCGACGGCTCGGATCGGCAGTGGGTTCCGGTGTCGCAGATGCTCCACATCCGGGACGTGTCGTGGGAGGACGGCCCCGCGAGCGCCCTCGGCGAGTCCGTGATCCGCTGCCTCCACGACGACCTCACGATGGAGCTCGGCGCGAAGAAGCTCGCCGCCAAGCAGGCCAAGATGGGCCGTCCCGACGTGGTGTTCTCGTCGGAGTCCGGGATCTCGCCCGACGACCAGAAGCACATCAACGAGCGGTGGGCGGCGGCGTCCCGCGACGGCCAGCTCGCCTTCACGGTCGGAAAAGGGCTCAAGGTCGAGACCCTCTCGTGGGATCCGAGGGTGTTCGAGTTCGCCGCGAGGTCGGCCGAGGTGCGCGATGTGGTGCTCGCTGCGTTCGGTGTGCCGCCCGCGCGCGCCGGTCTCGCGTCTGCCAACTACGGCACGCAGAAGCAGCAGATGCGCACGTATTGGGAGACGATCCGCGCCGCAACCCGCGCGTTCGACGACGCGTTCTCGACGCTCGCGCGCACGGGCGTACGCATCGAGTCAGACATGCAGGACGTGGAGGCGCTGCAGGTGTCGTACACGGAGCGCCAGCAGCGCGTGGTGACCTGGGTTGCCCTCGGTGCCGACCCGAACGTCGCGGCCGCGTACGAGGGCTTCGACGACGCGCCGCAGATGGACCCCGCGAAGGCGGCGACCGTCGCCCCGAGCAACGGCACGTCGAAGAAGCCCGAGGAGCCGCAAGGCGACAAGGCCGCGACCGTGCTCGAGTACCTCACCGACGCCCGGCCTCGCTACGAGGTGATGGCCAGCGCCGCGAACGCCGGCGTCGACGTGACCCCCGCTCGCGCTGTCGAGGTCGAGCGCGCGTTCGCGGTCGCGTCGCAGCTCGCCGATCCCACCACGGCGCGCGCCTGGGCGGAGTCCACGGTGGGCTCCACGATCGAGGCGGTGCGGGCTGGTTTGCGCGGTGGTATCAGTTCTGATACGCTCCGAGCATTCGCCGCGGAGCGTGCCGATCGGCTCGCCTCCGGACTGCTCACCAGGGAGGCCGCGTGATCGACGACGACGAGGGATCCGACGGCGTCTCGTGGGCCTGGGACGTGTGCCACCAGCGCGCCGACGGCGGCAGTTCGGTGCTGGTCAAGGCCGGCGGATCCGACAAGCAGAGCGGGACCACCCTCTTCGTTGCCTCGACAGACGCCCCCGACCGCGCGATGGACGTGGTGCGGCAGGACTGGCGCTTGCGTTCGTTCCGCGCGAATCCCGTGATCCTCGACAACCACAACACCGGCCGCGTGGTCGGCCGTGGTGTCGAGGTCTCCGTTCCGAAAGTGGGCGACGACGCCGGCAAGCTCATGATCCGCGTCGCCTGGGACATGGACAGCCCCGACCCTTCGATCCGCGCCGTCGGCCACCAGCACCTCTCGGGCATCCGCCGCGCGGGCTCGGTCGGCTTTCGCGCCGGGAAGCGCACCGAGCGGCACAAGCTGCCGCAGGACCACGCCGCCTACCAGGAGCCCGTGGAGGTCGAGACCTGGTTCGGAAAGATGAAGGTGTCGGGGTACTATCTCGAGGCCAACGAACTGATGGAGTTCTCGTCGGCGACGATCCCGATGAACCCGGAAGCCCTCCAGCGCTCCTACTTCGGCAAGGTCGACGCGCCGCCATCCCCGTCCGTGGTCCTCGCCGAGATGCTGCGGACCGCGCGCCCCGAAGACGTGCACGCCCTCGCGGCCGTCGTTCTCGACGAGTTCCGCACCCTCCCCGCTTTCGCCGATGTCGTCCGCGGCCTCGTCGAAGCCGTCCCCGCCAGCAAACCGCCCGCGCCTTCCGTCGCGGCATTGGTGCTCGAGCACCTGAAGAGGATCCCATGACCGAAGCCGAGAAGGCAGCGGCGGAGCTCGCCCACAAGCTCGCCGGCATCCAGAACGACGTGAAGGCCCAGGGCGGTCAGGTGACCGACCTCGCCGCGAAGATCGAGGCCGTGCAGACCGCGCAGCTGCAGGTCCGGCAGGCCGTCGAGGCGACCCACCGCGCCGAGCGCGAGCGCTCCGTGCAGGGTGGCACCGAGCGCGACCTGATGTTCTACACGGCGAAGTCCGACGCGATGACCTCCGAGAACCGGAAGTCTTTCCAGGTCGCCGGCGACGACGCCGTGCAGATGGTCGGCGACTTCCGCAAGGCGGTGTCCGGGAACGAGGTGTACCGCACCTGGCACCCCGGCCTTCTCGACGACCCGAACCCCCGCACCACCGAGCAGCTCCGGCTCCAGCGCGCCGTCGAGCGCCGCTCGATTGCGCGCTCCCTCCTGGAGCGCAAGCACACCCCGCTCCTCGATGCCGAGGTCCGCTCGGCGGCCGCCGCGTGCGGTCCTGTCGTCGCGAAGATCTTCGCCGATTCGGCCGGTATCGGCGCGGAGTGGGTGCCCGACACCTTCCTGCCCGAGCTCGAGCGTGACGTGCAGGCGCCTACCGGCTTTGCCGCGCTGTTCCGCCAGCGCATGGTGAGCCCCGGCACGATCAAGATCCCGAGCCGGTCCTCGGGTCGCCTCCGCGCCTACGTCAACGGCGTGCCGACCACGAACAACCCGGCCGACGCGCTGATCAGCACCTGGACCACGTCGAACAACAGCATCGACACGAAGCCCCTGTACGTGGCCGCGCAGGTCGAGCGGGACTTTGACGAGGACTCGATCATCGCGATCATGCCGGAGATCCGCGAGGAGATGGCGCGCGCCTTCGGGTGGGCCATCGACGACGCGATCATCAACGGCGACACCAACGCCACGCACCAGGACGCGATCGCTACCTGGGACGGCCGCGGCGAGCTCGGCGGGACCTCCGGCCTCGGCACCACGGCGGACCACCGCCGCGCCTGGCTCGGACTGCGCGCCCGCGCCGCCGACCTCACCAGCATGACCACCGACCAGACCGCTGCGAAGACCTTCGCGGGTCTCCTCGTCGCGCTGGCGAAGCTCGGGCCGAAGAACCTGATGAACAGCCGCATGGGCCAGGGCGGGAACCGCGTCGTGGTCGCGCCCTCGTGGGAGTACTTCTTCTCGACGATGCTGTCGTGGTCGGAGTTCTTGACCTGGGACAAGGCCGGCCCCTACGCCAGCGCGCTCACCGGCTCCCTCGGCCCCAACCAGGCCCCGCTCCTGCCCGGTCAGGTCGGGTTCCTCTCGGGCTTCCTGCCGGTCTGCATCCCGGCGCCCCTCACGGCCGACCTCGCATCGACGGGCCTCTACACCGGCTCGGGCACCACGACCGGGATGCTCCAGTTCGACGCGAGCCGCTTCGAGTTCGTGACCCGGATGGGCATGCGCTTCGAGACGGCGACCCGCATCGAAAACAACACCGTGACCGCCGTGGCTCGCGGCCGGTACCTGTTCCGCGCGCAGGATGCCGTGGCCTCCACCATCAAGGATGTCCACTACAGCTACAACCTCTGACGCGCCCACGCGTCAGCGGCACCTGCCCCGTACGGTTCGGCCGACGGGGTCGAGGTGTCAAGGGAGGTCCCATGTTCAAGGTCGCTCAGATGGTGCTTGGCAGCGGCGAGATCAACGCCGCCGGCACCGCCAAGTCGTACACCTACATCTTCTCGATGCCGGGCAAGTGGTTGATCCGCTCCGCCAAGCTCGTCCCCAGCGCGGCCGTCACCGCGAACGGCACGAACTTCGTGACGGCGACCGTGTCGAACGTGACCACCAGCACGACCATCACGAGCCGCTCCTACGCGGCTACCAACTCGGTCGCCGACACGCCCGAGACCCTGACCGCCCCGACCGGTCTGGCCGCGGTGCTGACCTCCGGTGACGTGGTCAAGATCGCGATGGCGCACAGCGGTAGCGGCCTGGCCACGCAGACCGTGGTCGTCCTCGAGCTCGAGCAGGCCCCGCTCCCGTGATCCTGCGCCTCGCCGAGACCGTGCCGTGGGCCGGGGGGTACTCCTCCTCGGTCCACACGGCGTGGCAACCCGGCGAGGCCCGCGAGGTCGACGAGGACGAGGCCAGCCGGCTGCTGGCCACGTTCCCCGACCTGTTCGCTCCCGTGGCCATCGAGCCCGCGCCGGAGCCAG